TTTGTGCTTCCACTCGCCGTGCCCACAAAAATGTATATGACCGGTTCTGTAAGATCGTGGATCCATTATATTGATCTGCGTTCTGCTAATGGAACTCAGAAAGAACATATGGATATTGCAAACTCTGCCAAAGAAATTTTCTGCGAGCAGTTTCCTGCTGTTGCTACTGCTCTCGAATGGGTAGAAGAATAAATACCAATACATCACTCTATTACACAACTGGACAAACCGCGTATGCCAACATATAGATTTGAAAATACTGAGACGGGAGAGGTCTTTGAGAAGTGGATGTATATGGCAGAAAAGCAGCCATACCTAGAGGAAAACCCACATCTTAAACCACTTCTTCCAACACAAATGAATGTCGGGGAAGTTGGAGATTGGGCAAATAAACTTGTTAAACAAAAACCTGGTTGGAATGAAGTTCTAACAAGAGCATCTAAAATGCCAGGAGCAAACGTTAAACCGATTACTTGATTTTATGCCACGTAAAAGAGTAGACAGTCCAGTAGTTCCGTTCGGAATGAGTAACAAACAAATGAAAAGAAAAAAACCAATCAATCTTGATCTTGCGAAAAAGATTGAACCTCTCACTCAAAATCAAGAAGAACTTTTCCGTTGCTATAAACTGGACCAAAACTTAGTTGCCTATGGTGCAGCAGGAACAGGAAAGACGTTTATCACCCTCTACAACGCTCTCAGAGACGTTCTGAGTGATAAATCTCCTTATGATAAGATTTACATCGTAAGGTCCCTTGTAGCGACTCGTGAGATTGGTTTCCTTCCTGGAGATCACGAAGATAAATCTTCTCTTTACCAGATTCCATATAAGAATATGGTGAAGTATATGTTCGAGATGCCCACGGATGCAGACTTTGAGATGCTCTACGGTAATCTGAAGACTCAAGGAACTATTTCTTTCTGGTCTACATCGTTCATTCGTGGAACCACGCTCGATAACGCAATCATCATCGTTGACGAATTCCAAAACTTGAATTTCCACGAACTTGATAGTATAGTTACTCGTGTCGGTGAGAATACAAAGATTATGTTCTGTGGTGATGCTACACAGTCTGACCTTACAAAGACGAATGAGAAGAATGGAATCTCTGATTTCATGAGAATTTTGAGAGCAATGCCATCGTTTGATGTCATTGAGTTTGGTATTGAGGATATTGTCCGTTCTGGACTCTGTAAAGAATACCTTGTTGCAAAAACTGAATTGGGTTTTTAATGTTTAATCATATTGATTTGAATCTCCCGTCTTTGGAACGCGAAACCATTGACGGGGTTCGTTATTATAAAGTACCAGGAGAAGAAGGACTGAAGAAGTTAGTTTCTATCACTTCAGTCACTTCTCATTTTAATAAAGAAAAGTTTGCTGCTTGGCGTAGGAAAGTTGGTGAAGAGAAAGCCAATAATATTACACGCAAGGCAACGAGTCGTGGCACAGATATGCATACTCTTACGGAGTATTATCTGAAAAACGAAGAACTTCCTACAGTACAACCAATTTCAGAGCATTTATTCAAGATTGCTAAACCTGCTCTGAATCGTATAAATAATATTCGTGTACTGGAAGGTTCTCTCTACAGTCAATACTTAGGTGTTGCAGGAACGGTTGACTGTATTGCTGAATTTGACGGAGAACTTTCAATCATTGATTTCAAAACATCAAAACAACCTAAACCACGAGAATGGATTGATGGTTATTTTGTTCAATGTTGTGCATATGCATGTATGCTTCACGAATTGACTGATATTCCAGTTAAAAAATTCGTGATTATCATGGCATGTGAAAACGGAGAAGTTGAAGTTTACGAAGAATACGATAAAGCAAAATATATTAAGATGCTTACGCAATATATCAAGAAGTTCGTAGATGATAAGTTAGAACAATATTCTTGACATCAAGATAAGTTATCTGTAGAATATCATGAGACTTTGGGTATAAGAATTTGCACATTACAGTCCTAGGCACTATGGAGAATGAATTAGAAAAGGTATTGGAAAGTAAATTCTTTTGCCAGTCTCGTTTTGCACAGGAGATAGAAGAACTTGTTCGTGATAATTCAGATATGAATTATATTGATGCGATAGTTCACTTCTGTGAGAAGAACAATATTGAGTTAGACTCAGTACCGAAACTAATATCAAAACCGTTGAAAGAAAAGATTAAGTATGAAGCAATGGAGTTAAACTTCCTTAAGCGAACCTCCCGAGCAAAATTGATCTTTTAATCCATTTTTGGTCGAAAAAAAATCCGGCAAAAATTTTACGCGATTACCTTTTTATAATGGCACCTTTTGAAGCTTATAAAACGTATCTTGCTCTGAAGAATCATTTTACCAAGATTACATACGATTATCATAAGTACAACAAAAAAACCAGAGCAAGTCTTCAAGCATTTTATAAACGTAAAGATAGATTCTGGTTTGAAAAAGTATCAAGACAAAAAACAGAGAAAGAAGTAGAGCACTTTTTCGTTTCTAATTTTATCACCTGTAGTGACCCACAAACTTTGTGGATTGGTGAGATTATCAGAAATGGAGAGGGAAACTATAAGCAATGGCAAAAGAAAATTCAATCACTGTCATACGTTTTTAAAGAAGAGGTGGAATCAGTTTTTGCTGATGTAAATTTTGATTCTTTGTTTCATGTAGAGGGTTCTAGACACCCTCTTATTTTAAAGATGCACCTTCAAGGTAAGATATCTTTGGAGACAATGATCATATTAGATAGAATTCTTGGATATAAAAGAAAATTTGATAAGAAATTAGATGATCCAGTGTGGCAACTGACATCCATGAAAATGGATAAGTATAGTCCGTTTCTAAATACTGACGTATTTCGTTATAAAAAAATTCTTAAACAAGTAGTTATAGGAGAGAAATGAGTTTCTTTGATTCAGAAGTTGTCCGTGCAGAGATGACCGAAATTTCAGAACTTCAAGAAGAAGTTTATAAAAGTGTATTTGATTTTCCTCGTATGAACAAGGAAGAAAAAATCCACCATGTCGGGATGTTGGAGCGTTTGCTGAATAAGCAAAAAATTCTTTACACCCGTATGAGTCTCTCTGATGATCCAGAAGCAAAGGAAATGAAAAAGCGGATGTCTGATTCTGCTGCTATGATGGGGTTGCCCCCTGATGTAGATATGAACATTATTTTTAAGAATATGTCCAGTCTCCTGGAAACTATGCGTAAACAGATTGACAGTACAGGTTCCGACCTGTAGAATAACGAAGTCCAAACAAGCCAAATCTAAACAAACCGAGGTAATCCAAATGTCTTTTGCAAATCTTAAAAAGCAGTCTCAACTTGGTTCTCTGACTGACAAACTGGTCAAGCAAGTTGAAAAGATGAACAATAATGGTGGCGGAGGCGCTGATGAGCGTTTCTGGAAACCTGAAATGGACAAGACTGGCAATGGTTATGCAGTCATTCGTTTCCTGCCCGCTCCTGATGGTGAAGATCTTCCCTGGGTGAAGATGTATTCCCACGCTTTCCAAGGACCTGGTGGTTGGTATATTGAGAACTCTCTGACCACTCTGGGTCAGAAAGACCCTGTTTCTGAACACAACCGTGAACTGTGGAACAGTGGTATTGATGCAGACAAGGAGACTGTTCGTAAGCAAAAGCGTAAACTGTCTTACTACGCAAACATCTATGTTGTGCGTGACCCTGCTCACCCCGAGAACGAAGGTAAAGTCTTCCTTTATAAGTTCGGCAAGAAAATCTTTGATAAGATTCTTGCTGCTATGCAACCTGAGTTTGAAGATGAAGAACCCATCAACCCCTTTGATTTCTGGAGTGGTGCTAACTTCAAACTGAAACTGAAGAAAGTTGCAGGATACTGGAACTATGACTCTTCTGAGTTTGATCGTGTCAAACCCCTTCTGGACGATGATGATGCACTGGAATCTCTTTGGAAGAAAGAATATTCTCTGAGTGCTCTCGTTGCTGAAGATCAGTTCAAGTCTTATGATGACCTGAACAAGCGTCTGAAGTATGTCCTAGGTCAGAAGTCTGTCCCATCAACTGTTCGTGAACAAGAAGAACAGTATTCTAGTTTCGAGCAACGTACTCCCACTCGTGAAGAGAACGTAATGCAAGAACTGGAGCAGTCTTACCAACGTAGTAAGTCTGAACTCCCTGCAGATCTGAAGCAAGAACTGGACAATCTTGGTCCTCGTTCTGACTTCAACGCATCAGACATCACCCCTTCTAATTCTTCTGAAGAGGAAGATGATGCTCTGTCTTACTTCCAGCGTCTTGCTGAAGAGTGATTATTCGTATAATCTAACGTTATCACCTTTTTTCAGGGTGGGGGTCAAGTATTGATCTCCACCTTTTTTATATGGCATAATTTCTTCAAGATCATTCTTGATAACATTCAGATACTCAGGTTTTAAGACATAGATATTTCTCTTATCATCTTCAAGTCTTTCCTCGTATTGGTAATTTGTTACTTCTCTGATGAAAGAACTTGTTGGGACAATTTGATAGAAACCCAATGAATCATCATAGTACTGAAAGTAATAAGAATTACCACTAGTTTCTGACTCGAACAGAACTTCTTCTGAGTTGTTAGAACTTATTATTGGACTTGCTATTGCTGGTTTTGATGCTAATTCATATGTAAATGCTCTAGCAATATTATCACTACCGACTGTGACTACACTAGTGACAATAAATCTTCCATTGTATTCATTTTCAGAAACGTTATCAATGACTACTTCATTACCAACTTTAAGATTTAAAATACCAACCTTAGGTGTTACTGATACTGTGGTTGTTGGATTTACACCATTACCAGAGAATATCTGACTAATCTTGCCATTGTTGAATTTAATGTAATTGCCATTGGTATTCCAATTTTTTGGAAGTCGAGTTCCTTTCTTTAGTAGAACTGTTCCTGCAGTATTTTTAACATCTTCACTTACTTCGTAATGATGCACTCCATTGAATAAGTTGTCGTAAGTGCCATACTTATCAAGCATCAATTGATCAAATACT